CAGCGGGCGCAGACCGATGAGCGCTCGGCGGTGGACATCATTAAGGCAGAAGGGATGAAGGTTAAACCTGCGAAGACTAATAATATCTCAGCACGCCTTAACTCAGTGGATGAGTATTTGATGCGTCATGTTGACGGTGATACGGCATTCCTTGTTGACCCGAGGTGCACGCAGCTCAAGTCGGCAATGATGGGAGGTTATAGGTATCATAAGAAGAACGGTTCGATTGATAAGAACAAACATTCACATGTGGCAGAAGCGTTACAGTACCTGATGTTACACATCGGAAGTCAATCTGATGGTCAAATGTTGAACATGAAAAGAGCAGTAAAAAGAGTTGCTGCAGGCGGCTGGACCTGATATGATATGGGCGGGTGCGGTGTTACTCTCCTCTTCCACATTGTAGTTACGTGCCCACCTCCCCTAGTTGAGTCACCTCCTAGGGGACCTTAATTACTAAAAATATTACATATGCTAAATAAATCGTGTAAAAAGAAAACTATACAACCTTATAATGGGGAAAATGTAAATGATTGACCAAGGCGTATTGCGAGTTGTCGACAATGCTACACTTGTACAACAAGAGAATGAAGCTGCAGAAAGAGATTTTGAGGCTCGCCAGAATGAGCCGCTATTCATAGGCTTAACTGCTCACTTACGCCGATGCTGGGATGCAGCAAAACAAGCAAAAAGACCTGTCGAGAATATTATGCTCGATGCGATGAAGCAGCGTAACGGTGAATATACTGCTGAAAAACTACAACAGATACAATCACAAGGCGGCTCAACTATCTTCATGGGTATTACTGAAGTTAAGTGTCGAGCAGGTGAAAGCTGGCTACGAGATATATTATTAGACTCAGGTACTCCACCATGGGACTTAGGTCCAACACCTATCCCTGACCTATCCCCAACACAAACAGCAGAAATTGAAGAAGCATTTACTGCTAACGTATTAAAGATTATCGAAGAGACAGGACAAGCTCCAGGTCCAGGTGAGATGTTAGAACTAAAGGAGATGGTCACGCAGGACTATCGCTTTAAGATACTACAATCCGCACAGAATCGTGCCGATAAGATGAAGGTTCGTATTACTGACCAGTTTGCTCAAGGCGGCTGGGCTGAGGCGTTCAATGAATTTATCACTGACTTAGTTACATTCCCATGTGCATTCATCAAGGGTCCTGTCGTACGACGTCAACGCCGTTTAGAGTGGGCAAAAGGTGAGAACGGTGAGACAATAGCTAAAGCTGGCGAAGAGTTAGCACCTGAGTACGAACGCGTAGACCCATTTAAGATTTATCCTGAACCAGGTATTACGAACATCGCCGATGGGTATATGTTCGAACATCACCCTTTAACACGTATGGAGTTGTCGGACCTTATCGGGGTCCCTAGCTACGATGAAGAAGCTATACGTAAACTATTGCAGACAGGTAATAGTACCAGCTGGGTTAATGAAGAGATTAAAGTTCAGAAAGAAGAGGCTGAACGTAAGCCTTATTCTGCTCAGAGTCCAACTGAAATATACGATGCTTTAGAATTTCACGGTAAGGTAAGCGGTAAGATGCTACGTGAATGGGGTTTAGATAAGGAAGAAGTCCCTGATGAAGCACGTGAGTACGAAGCATGTGTCTGGATATGCGGCGATTATGTTATTAAAGCTGTATTAAACTACGACCCGTTAGGCGAGAAGCCATATACTAAGACATCACTAATTAAATCCCCAGGTGCATTCTGGGGTAGAGGTATCCCCGAGATTATCAAGGATGTGCAGAATATCTGTAATGCATCTGCCCGTGCTCTTGTGAACAACATGGGGATTTCCTCGGGGCCACAAGTTGAAGTTAACTTAGAACGTATCCCACCTAATGAGGATATAACTCAGTTACACCCTTGGAAGATTTGGCAGGTTACAAATGACCCTATGGGTTCTAGTGCACCTGCTGTTAGATTTACACAGCCAGATGATAACGCTAGTACATTGATGTCTGTATATGAGAAGTTCAGTTCTTTAGCTGACGACCACTCAGGTATACCATCATATGTATCGGGTGACCTTAATGTACATGGAGCAGGACGCACAGCGTCAGGCTTATCCATGCTCATGGGTTCAGCTGGTAAAGGAATTAGACAAGTTGTTATGCATATTGATAATGATGTAATCAAACAGATTGTACATAGACAGTTTGTTTACAATATGCGTTACGACCCAGATGAAAGTATTAAGGGCGATGTTGAGATTATCGCTCGTGGCGCTATTAACTTAGCAGTTAAAGAAACTGTTAACGTACGCCGAATTGAATTTCTTAATGCAACCGCCAACGAAATCGATATGGAAATCGTTGGTAAAGAAGGCCGAGCCGCGATTCTTCGCGAAGTGGCTAAAGGGTTGCAAATGCCTGTGGATGATATCATTCCATCTCGGGAGAAGTCTGCGTTTGTTGAACGTAGTAGCGCCAAACTAGCTGCACAACAGCAGCCAGAGGGCGGAACTCCAACACAACCAGACGGAACTCCCAAGGGTGGAATGGAAGGAAACACAGTGAGCAATCGCGTAACAGGAGGTGCAGGTTGATTAAACCTTCACCAGAGGTTGTTAAAGCTTTAGGTGCGACTGTTAGCCAACATCCAGTTTTATTAGAATGGATACAAGGCTGGCGAGACCATGAACTAAAGCAGCTACCAAGTGTTGCAAATAACGTGGCAATAGCGCAGGGGCGTTGTCAAGTTTTAGGTGAGCTGAGTAAGCTTGCCACCGAAGCCCCGGAACTAGCAGCAAAGTCTAGATGAGACAGCTGTATTATTACGCATACCAATAGGAGCGAACAATGGCAATACCAGAGCAAGTTAAGAAACAGTCAGAGGCTGTACAACAATTATATAGTGACCTTAATACAGAGGAGGGCGTTGAAGCCCAGCCTACTGGAAAGTTATCTATAGTTGAGGATGTACAAGCCGACCGTGTTAAAGAACAAGCAATCCAGTCTGCACCAGAAGAGCAAGAGGAAGCAGGCACCCAGAATGACAAGACAATAGAACAGAAGTATAAGACCTTACAGGGTATGTACAATGCAGAAGTACCTCGTTTGCACGCAGATAAACGAGACTTAGAAGATAGAATTGGTAGTTTAGAACAACTACTTGGCTCCGTTGCGAATCAACCAACACCTACAGCTGAACAGCAAACATCTAAATCTGTTAATTTAATTACAGACCAGGATATAGAGGACTACGGTGATTCAATCGACGTTATGCGACGAGTGAGCAAAGAAGAATCTAATACATCTAATCAACGCATTGCCCAGCTTGAACAAGTTATTCAGCAGCTGCAGTCGAATGTCCTACCTAAAGTAGACATGGTGGCTAACCAGCAGGCACAGAATAATGAACAAGCATTTTGGTCAGACCTTTCGTATATAGTCCCAGAGTGGCAGGACATTAATAATAACCCAGATTTTCAAACTTGGTTATTATCTACTGACCCACTCACGGGAATTAGTCGCCAGACGTATTTAGAAGATGCACAAAGTAACTTCGATTCACATAGGGTAGCTAACTTCTTTTCAAGTTGGGCGGACGTAAATGGTACACCACAAGCTCAGACAACAGCATCTCCCGCATCTCAGTTAGAGAAGCAAGTGTCGCCAGGTAAAGGAAAAAATACTGGCACTTTTGCAGGAACTAATGACCAGACGTATACCCCTGATGATATTAAAGTGTTCTTTGAACAAGTCAGACTGGGACATTACAAAGGTAATGATAGTGAGAGAGCTAAAATAGAACGCGACATTTTTGCTGCACAGCAAGATGGGCGCATAATAAATGCATAAATAATATAGGAGTCCAATTATGGCTTTTCCAAAGGCGTCGGGTCACCCGGCATATACAGATAACTTCATCCCTGAGATTTGGTCAGGGAAAATTGTAGAGAATTTCTACGACGCGACAGTGTTGTCAGCAATTTCTAATACAGACTATGAAGGTGAAATTAAAAAGTTCGGTGATGTTGTTAATATCCGTACAACACCTTCAATTACACTTAGGGACTATAAGAAGGGTGATACTTTAACCATCGAAAACCCTGATTCAGCTAAAATCCAGTTACTTATCGATAAAGGTGAGTACTTCGCTGCGATTGAAGATGATGTTGATAAAGTTCAGGCAGATTTAAATCTAATGAACATGTGGACTAAAGATGCTTCTGAGCGCATGAAAGTTAAGATTGACTCTCGTGTATTGACTGATGTACTAGGTGATGTTCATGCTAAGAATAAAGGTGAAACAGCCGGCGCTATCTCAGGTAATATTGACCTAGGTGTTACAGGTTCGGGTAAAGCAATTGTGTTATCTACAGGTAATGTAATTGACCATATCATCGCTATGGGTCAAGTACTTGACGAAGCTAACGCTCCTGAGAGTGACCGTTTCTTAGTTATCCCTGCATTTATGGCAGCGTTACTTAAGAGGTCAGACCTTAAAGATGCGTCAATCACAGGTGACAGTCAGTCTCCTA